AACATTTGATAATTTAAAATCTTTAAAATGAAATATAAATTAAAAATTTGGGAATGTAATTCTAAAGGTCAAGAAAAAATAGCTGATATATTTTTATTTAATACTATTGAGGAATTAAGAGAATATATTAAAAATATAAATTTAGAAATGAAACCTTATAAAATGAATAAAAAAACAAAAGGATATTCTATAACATCATAAAAACAAATAAACATGAAAACAAACAATCAAACAAATCTATCACTAATTTGTAAAACAGAATGGTGGGTAAAAAAATTAGATGTAAACTCTATTCGTGGAACTTTCGACTGGAATCAATACATGAAATATTTAAAGGCTTTACAGACTAATGAAAAAAAGTGATTATCAATTAATTTTGTTTGCTATCTTTTTAATTATATCTTTGTTATTAAATAGCTGAGAATGAAAATCCAAAAAGTAAAAATTACTGCGATAAAAAGCAATCCAAACAATCCACGATTAATTAAGGATGACAAGTTCCATAAATTAGTTAAGTCTATTAAAGAATTTCCTCAAATGCTTGAGTTAAGACCAATAGTCGTAAATGATGAAATGGTTATACTTGGTGGCAACATGAGACACAAAGCTTGTATTGAAGCTGGGTTAAAAGAAGTAACAATTGTAAAAGCAAGTGAATTAACCGAAGAACAGCAAAAGGAATTTATAATTAAAGATAATGTAGGGTTTGGTGAATGGGACTTTGATATGTTGGCAAATGAATGGAATGCTGAAAGTTTAGAAGAGTGGGGATTGGATGTTTGGAAAGCACCAGTTGATGTTGATTACTCTATATTAGATGATGAAGACGTTTCTGAACAATTAGAGCAAATGACTGATGGTGTTAAAAAAGCTATTCAGATTGAATTTGAATCTGAACATTATGAACAAGCATTTGAACTTGTAAAATTCTGGAGGGATAAAAAAGCTTATGTAGGCGGTATGATAATGGAATATTTAAAAGCTGAAAAAGATAAATTATGAAGTTATTAAAATCAGAAATAAACGGAATTAAATTTTATCATAGAGAAGGAATGTCAGACCTTAAAACTTTTAATGAAGTCATAGGAAATGAAACTTATTTAAAAAAAGGAATGACAATTAAACAAGGTGAAACTTGGATGGATTGTGGTGGAAATGTAGGTGCATTTACTTTATTAGCTTGTTCAAAAGGTGCAAAAGTTACAGTTTATGAACCAGATCCGTTTAATTGCGATATGATTAAAAACAATTTAAAGTTAAATGGTTTTGAAGCTGAGATAAAACAAGTAGCCTTAGTTCATGATAATAGAAAAGAAGTTATTTTATTTATTGGTAACAATGGCAATGTTTGGAGAAATTCAATAGTAAAGAAATGGAATAACAAAGGTTTAAAAGTATCTTGTTTAAATTTTGATGCTGAAGCTAAAAACTTTGATTGTTGCAAAATGGATATTGAGGGTGCTGAAATGTTAATTTTAGAAAATACAAATAAGGTATTTAATAAATTAGTTTATGAGTGGAGTTTTGATATTGACGATAGTTTGCCACGTTTTTGGAATATAATTGAAAAGCATCAAAAACAATATTCAGATTTAAAAGATGTCGGTAATACTGGCAAATTTAAAAGTCGTGATTATGATGTTTGGCAAAAGTCTTGGTTTCCTGCGTGTACTAATGTTTTTGCATTTAATAAATAATATATGAAACGTATAGATTTAATTGAGGTAAAGCATAATCGTAAAATTGGCGAAGCGTGTGAATATATCGAGCCTAATGTAACTGAAGATTGTATTTTTTATGTAGATAATGAACCTATCGGTTTTTACTTAACTAAGATGCCTGAGAAGATGTGTAAACTTGCTGACTTAGCAAATGCTGAGTTTAGAAGTAAGAATGTGCCTAAATCATTAATGGCAAGAGCTGGTAAGTTAAGAGCTTTACAAATGGGTAAAACAAAAGATGAAGCTAACGCAATTGATGTAGAACAGTATTCAACAATTATTGGTTCTGTGCCACCCAAAGCATTAATGAGAAGGGAATATAAAAATAGAAGTTCTGTTCATTCAGTAAAGTCAGCACAAACATTTATAAAGGCTATGTTATTACTCGCTAAAGAAAGCGAACAACTTATTAAAGAATTACTGCCAAAACAATACGAACAACAAATTGAATTGTTTAAAGATGTTCCTGAAAAATGGAGATTTGGAAACTTATTTACAAGTTCAATTTCAAACTTTAATATTTCAGCCAACTTTCATAGAGATGCTGGTAATATAGTTGGTGCAGTTAATGTAATCATTTGTAAAAAACATAATTCAAAAGGTGGCGATTTACATGTGCCTGATTATAACGCTACAATAGGACAGCAAGATAATTCTATTTTAGTTTATCCTGCATGGAGAAACGTACATGGTGTAACTCCTATAATACCAATTCACAAAGACGGATATAGAAATTCACTTATTTTTTACCCATTAAAAGCATTTAAAGGATTAGATTAAAAATATAAAATTATGCCAAGAAAAGGAGGAGTTCCTGAAAATCTTAAACCATTTAAGAAAGGACACGATGAAAGAAGAAACATGAAAGGAGCACCAGCTAAAATTCCTTCATTAGACCAATTACTTGCTGAAGTTTTAGGAGAAGAAAAAGAAGGTATCGAAGCTGCAAAAGCAATCTTAATGGCACTAAGAGCAAAAGCGGTGAAAGGAGACACAAAAGCAGCTGAAATTTTATTAGATAGAGCATACGGAAAAGCAAAACAAACAATTGACCAAAATACAAACTTACAAGCCTTTACTATTAATTTAATCAATCCTGAAGATATTAATAAAGTAAATAATCTGTGAAAATTCAGTGAACACGACAAATGTATTTAGTAAACTTTTAACAGCAGATACAAGGCTTATAATTAGTCAGGGTGGAACTTCATCCAGTAAAACATACTCAACACTTCAATTACTTTATTTAATAGCTTATAAAAGGCAAGGAACTCACATCTCAATAGTAAGTGAAACACTCCCACATTTAAAAAGAGGAGCAATGAGGGACTTTTTTAAAATATTAAAAGAAGATAACCTTTATTCAGAAAAAAATCATAACAAGTCAGGAAACATTTATAACATAGGGGATTCAATAATTGAATTTTTTAGTGCAGATAATGGAGACAAAGTAAGGGGAGCAAGAAGGGATTACTTATTTATAAATGAGTGCAACAATGTAAGTTTTGAAACTTATAACCAATTAGAAGTAAGAACAAAGAATCAAATCTATTTAGATTACAATCCAAGCCATGAATTTTGGGTACATGAAAACCTTTTAAGAAATGAAGTTGAACACACATTTATCAAATCAACTTATAAAGACAATCCTTACTTAGATAATAATATAGTTAAGTCAATTGAAAGTAGAAGATTAACAGACCCAAACTGGTGGCGTGTATTTGGTGAAGGTGAACTTGGATTTGCTGAAAGTTTAATTTTCACACATTGGAAACAAACAAAAAGTATTCCTGAAGGAAATGTAGCTTATGGGCTTGACTTTGGTTATAACCACCCAACAGCATTAGTTAAAGTTACAGAACACGATGGAAAGTTTTATGCTGAACAATTGATTTATGAAAGCCACATGACTAACCAACAATTAATTGAAAGGCTTAAACAATTAAATATTAACCGAACAGCAGAGATATTTGCAGACTATTCAAGACCTGAAAGCATACGTGAAATATATTTAGCTGGGTTTAATATAAAAGATGCTGTAAAGGATGTTAAAAAAGGAATTGACTCGGTTAAATCAAAGGAACTTTACATTCATGAATCTTCTGTGGATTTAATTAAAGAATTACGTTCTTATTCATGGAAAAAAGACCGTAACGAAAAACTACTTGAAGAGCCTATAAAAATAAATGATGACGCCTGTGATGCTTTAAGATATTGCATACATACATGGAAAGCTCCACAAATTACATTTATGAAACCAAAAATTACTAACTTTGGAAGCCGAAACAATTACTAATGATAAAAGCGGATATTAAAGGAAAGGAATATGAAATTCCAACAAGTTGGGCAGATGTGCCTTACATTAAAGCAATTGAAGTAATAAAGATAAAAGAACCTGATTTAGCTTTATGTAAATTAATAGGAATTGAAATAGAAGAACTTAACAGCCTTCAAAACAAGTCAGTTGCTATTCTTTATAATTGCGTTCAATTTATTACTGATGTTTCAATAATGGAATCAAATGAGCCAAAAGAAAAATACAAAGATTTTGACTATGGTTCTAAAAGTTATGGTGATACCGAAAAAGTAAGAAACATTATAAGCCAAAATTCAGATAAAAACTTTTTGGATTTAGCACCTGAAATAATTAAACACTTAACTGGTGACGATATTAGCAATGAACCATTTAGTGAAGTAATTGGAACTGTAGGTTTTTTTTTAAATCAATGGATGATTTCTATAAGCAATATTCAGAACTTAATGAAAGCAGTAGGGATGAAAAACAACTTATTGCAGGAATTGAAAGAATCGACCGATTCGGAAGCTTCGGTACTTACGTTGAATTAGCAAGAAGAGGGGCTTTAGGTAGCACTATTGATGAGGTTTTAAAACAAACTACAAGAGTTGTTTATCATTTATTACTTTATGATAAATTAAAGTCAGATTATGAACGAGAATTAATAAAACAGAAATGAAGCCAACAGAATGTGCCTTTTATTTAATTGGAAAGTTTTATATTAATACTGTAATAAGGAGCAAAGAGGAAGCCATCAAATGTAGTATTTTAGCAATTGATGAAATATTAAAAGATACCACAAAACAAGAATATTGGATTGAGGTAAAAGAAATACTTAACAAGCTATGACTATAATTCAAAATATTAGAGAATCAGTAAATAATTGCCCTTCAATAACAAATCCTTTATTTGTTCATGGTAGAAGTTCAGATACTGCATTAGATTCAGCAAAAGAACTTAATATTGGTACATTTGTTTATTTAGAACCAATTACTAAAACAATAGGCATTACAGACCAATTTAAAACTGATGCAATTGTAATTGGTTTTTTAACACAGGATGAACCTGATTCTGAAAGTGATGAGGTAATAAATGAGGAAAGCCAATTATCAATGGAAGAAAAGATTGCACAAATGGAAACTGAATCTATTGCTTGGTTAAATTACTTTTTAGATAATTATACTTATTCAATTTCAGGAACTTTTACTTTGCAGCCTGTTTATAGAATTAAAGGTGTTATGACTGGGGTTTTATTAACATTAACAGTTATTGAGCCAAATCAATGCTAACTTTAAGCCAACAGATTTTGATAGAACAATTTGCTCAAAAAGTTATTACTGACTTAAGAATAGTTTTAAAAACAAAGCCTATTCCAAGAAAGTCGGTAAGATATGAGCAAGGCAAAAGAATTGAAAAAACTTTTTCAGCTCCAGTAAGTGCAAGTGGAAGATTAGCTAATAGTTTACGTTATGAAATTACAGATACTCAATTAATAATTTGGGGTGAAGATTATATTTATTTTTCTATTTATGGAAGAGCACCAACAACAAAAGCTGGTTCAGGAACTGTAAAGGATAAAATAAAACAATGGATTAAAGATAAAGGAATTACAAGTGATATTTCAGAAAATCAATTAGCTTATTTAATTAGTCGCAAAATACATAGAGAAGGAAATTCAATTTATTTATTTAGTGGAAAAAAGAATACAGGCTTATTAGATAATGTAATAACAAATGAAATGGTTAAGCAGTTTAATGATAAATTTACAAAACAAATAGAAGCGGATATTGCAGCCGAATTTAATAAGGACTTAGGATAAATGGCAACAAACGTATATTTAACAGACGCACCTAACTATCTTTGGAATGCAGCTTATTCCGACATTATTTATTTATTTGATTTTAAGCAATACCAAGTATTTTCAGCAACAGAACAAATAGCATCAAGCGTTGGAACTGGAAAAACACAAATAAATCTTTATTATACTTGGGACATCAATCCTTCTAAAAACGAATATGTTTGGATTGACACAGGAATTTATGCAGGAAAGCATAGAGTACTAAGTTCAACAAATAATTCAGTTATAATTGATTTTCCTTTTGATGTTAATATAACAGGCGATGTATTCATAAAGTCGCTTAGATTACCTCAATTTGAATTATACAAAGGTTTTAATACTGGTGAACAATTTGATGCTGCTTTGCCTTATACTTTAGTAACTTCATTTACTTATATTTTCAATTCGAATTATCAATTAGAAATAAACATAAAAGGTTTAGTTCAAAAGTGTTTTACTATTGAGCCACCAGTATTAACACAGGATTATGATTTTAGCGTATTCAATGCATTCCGTTTAGTTTGGGATGAGGAAATTACTGATTATGCTTTAGTTCTTAATTCAAGTATTCCAACAGATGAATTAAATGCTGTTTACTTATCAAATGGCTTACCATTGACAAATGTAGATGAACAATTATTGTGGGGATGTGGAAACACATTTTATACTATATTTGATGGCGGTTATCCTAAATTAAAAGCATTCAATGGATTTGAACAAGCGGTGGCAGGGTTCAATAATGCATTTCAAACAAATCAATTTGCACAAGGTTTTGATATAACATAATTACACAATGGCAGTAAAAACAAAAGCACAGATACTAACTGAAATTTCAACTTTGTTGGCAGATAATACAACAGGTGATATTTCAGCAAATGATGTAAGAACAGTTGTAAATGATATTACTGATTCATACGAAGATTTAATTACAGCAGGAACAACTTCTCAATATTGGAGAGGTGATAAAACATGGCAAACATTACCAATTTATGAAGCTA